ATTTCATATGCTGTTCCTCAAGTCCTTGCTGACGGTCGTGTTGTTTTCAACACGATCCGTATTGAGCGTGAAGTGCATCCTTCTATGACCGCGGCTGCGGCAGCTGAACTCTGTAAAATTGGAGCTCAGCTGCTTGTCGACGGTGATGTGGATGCGTTCTGGGCGTCTGGTTCGCTTTCTTAGCTAGCCAGTAACTCCTCTCTTTAACCATAAAGGAGGTAGTAAATGAGCAGTTCTCGCCATAAGACAGAACACAAATATTCTGTCGATAGATTGATGCTAAACGTAGCATCATCCCTTATCAGGGACTTCCAGTTAGGGCTTAACGATCTTCACTTTTGTAGTGATCACCTGTTAGATTTAAAGACGGGTGACGTTGTGAAGATACGCGGCTCAATTCCTGCAACGACTGATGGTGATGATTCTTATTTATTTAAGATGAATTATCAGATTCAGTCGGTATTAAAGAGGTATAGATTCCGAAAGGATCTATATAGCGATTCTGAGCTTGAGACTCTTGCAATTCAAAGTTTCAAGGATACTCAGAATCGCCTTGCTTGTCAAGACCTTGACAGTCTAGGTACGAGACCTAAGATTGTCCTTGATCTTGCAGCAAGGTACATCGCCCGTGTTTTGGGCAAGTACAGCGATGAAGAACATCGCAACCTCTGCAGGTTTGGAAGGAAGGCGTCGGTCGGAGTTCCTGCTAGGCATGCTTCAGAAGCAGCCCGGTGGGAGCTACCGATTTCCGGCTCCCGAGATCAAATCTCTTGGTTTGATTCAGAGATGAGTCAGATCGGCTGTGTCCAGGAATACTGGCAACAGCAGTTAGAAAGTGATCCTAACCGATCCATCTACCAAGAGATCAGGTCCCTGAAACTGACGCTAGTCCCGAAAACGTTTAAATCGTTACGTGCAATCATGCCGAATACGACAATAGGCTCTTATATGAGCTACGGTCTAGGCGAGATGTTGCGGAAACGACTGAAACGGGAAGGCTATGATATCCGAACTCTTCAACAGAGACATCGGAATCTAGCTCAATTGGCATCCCGACATGGTTTGTCGGTCACTGCTGATTTGTCAAGTGCGTCTGATTCAATAACCAGAGCACTTGTTGAACGGCTTCTTCCTTCCGATTGGTTTCAGATTCTTGATTCTTCTCGGATTGGTGAAGTCGTTCTACCTGATGGTTCCGAGGTACAAAGTTTAACATTTTGTACCATGGGCATTGGGTATACGTTCCCACTTCAAACGTTGGTCTT